ATGCTGACCCGCTACAAACTGCTGCTCTCCAACACCCTGGCTCGCTACTTTCCGCGTACTGCCGCTTACCTGGAAGCCGAGAAGCACGCCGCTGCCGAGCGCGCGCGAGCCGTGGCGAAAAAGCCGCTGGCGAAGAAAAAGGCCGCAGTGGCAAAGCGCGGAGTAAAGGCTACTGATGCCAGTAAAGGCAAAGGAGAGCCGGCGGCAAAAAAGCCGGTAAGGCGCGCTAGCGCCGGCATCTACTCGGCAGCGGCGATCAAGGTTACGCTGGCCCAGGAACAGGCGATGCGCGAGACGGTGGCGCGGGCCGCCGCTGCCGGGATCATCGGCGCGCCTTCTGACGAGCAGTGGGCGATGATCCTCTGTCGCCAGCCACTAGCACGCATCTTTGCCGGGGCCGGTTCGGGCAAGTCGACGACCCTGGTGCTGCGTGTGGTGTTCATGCTCTGCCACCTGAATGTCGAGCCCGAGCGGCTGACGGTGATTTCCTTCACCAATGCCTCCTGCGCCGAATTGCGCGAGCGACTGCTCAAGGTGCTCGGGTTCTGGCAGTCGTCCGTCGATGCGCCGGCAGTGCGCCAGTGCGTGCGCACCTTTCACTCGGCGATGGGCGTGCTGGCGCGCGAGGTGCTTGGCAGCCCCGGCTGGTTCGAGCAGTTGGGTGACAAGCAGGCGTCAGCGAGTGAGCCGGATAACCCCCTGGCGGGCGGGCGTCTGGGGCCTGCGCAAACGCGTCTGCTCAAGGATGCCTACCAGGCCTGCTACGCCGATGATCCGGCTTTTCGCGGCTGGGTTCACGAACTGCTCGGCTCCCAGCCACCCGATCCGCAAAAGGCGCTGCCCAAGGCGCCTATGCAGCCGTTCAGGTTGCCGGGGGAGCTGCACGCCGCCCCCTTGTGCGAGGTGTTTTACGGGCAGGCGGATTTTATCGAAAGCATCGGCATTCGTATCGAGCAGCTGCCAGTGGCAGCACTGGTCTGCTCGCCAGCCGAGCGCGCCTTCCTGCTTGCGTTGCAGGCGTTCTGGAGAGCCTTTGTCCAGCAGCTCAACCAGCAGGGCTTACTGACCTTCAATGGCGCGTTCCAGCAGCTGACGCAGCGGCTCGATGAGGGTGATGAACGCCTGGAGGCGGATAGGCTGGCGGGCTTTTCCCATCTGTTGATCGATGAGTTCCAGGATATCTCGCCGCAGATCGTGCAATGGCTGCAGGCTCTGCACCGGCGCCTGGCGGGCGCCGGCACGCCGGTCAGCCTGATGGCCATCGGCGACGACTGGCAGTCGATCTATGGCTGGCGGGGCAGTTCGCCGGAGCTGTTCATGGCCTTCGATCGGCACTTCCCGAGCAAAGGCAAGGGCAAGAGCGCGGTACTGATGCTGCAAGCCAATTATCGCTCCATCGAGCCGGTGATCCGCGCTGCCGAATCGATACTCGCGGACGTGGCCTTCAAGCAGGACAAGGCGACGGCGGCGGTCCGCAGTGCGCCGCCGGGCAGTCATGGTGTGAAACTGGTAACGCCGTTCGATCCGGCCCGCGATCTGAGTGCGTTGCACACGGAGATCGCGGCGCAATGCGACTATGCGCGCTCGATCGATTCCCGGGAGCGCACCGCCGTGCTGTTGCTGGGGCGACGCAACGACACCTTGAAGGACATCCAGGCCGGGCTCGACCGCAAGCTGCCCGTCAAGGCCTACACCATCCATCGCGCCAAGGGCTTGCAGGCCGAGGTGGCGATCATCGTCGACGACTGCCTGCCGACCACCGCGCATCCGCTTCGCAATGCGCTGTACGCGCACTGTGGCTTCTTCGCCAACAGCTACGATCAGGCGATGGCGGACGAGAGTTTGCGCCTCGGTTATGTAGCGGTGACCCGCGGCGTCAGCAGAGTGCTGTGGTTCGTGCGCAAGCCCCAGGGCGCCACACGCGTGCTGAGCTGAAATGAAAACGGCGCCTGATGGCGCCGTTTTCGTAGCTGCAAGGCCGTCAGGCGTGCAGGTGTTCCGCGGCATGCAGGGTATTTTCCAGCAGGCAGGCACGGGTCATGGGGCCGACGCCGCCGGGCACCGGAGTGATCCAGCCGGCGCGGGGCAGGGCGGTTTCATAGACCACGTCGCCGATCAGCTTGCCATCGGCCTGGCGGTTGATGCCGACGTCGATGACGATCGCGCCTTCCTTCACCCATTCGCCCTTGACCAGCCCCGGCTTGCCCGCCGCGACCACGACGATATCGGCCTGGGCCACATGGCCAGCCAGATCCTTGGTGAACCGATGGGTGATGGTCACGGTGCAGCCGCCGAGCAGCAGCTCCAGCGCCATCGGCCGGCCAACGATATTCGAGGCGCCCACCACCACGGCGTGCATGCCATAGAGATCCTGGCCGGTGCTGGCCAGCAGGGTCATGATGCCCTTGGGCGTGCAGGGGCGCAGCAGTGGCATGCGCTGTGCCAGGCGGCCGATGTTGTAGGGGTGAAAGCCGTCCACGTCCTTGTCCGGGCGAATGCGCTCGAGCAGCAGCGAGGCGTCGAGGTGGGCCGGCAGCGGCAACTGCAACAGAATGCCGTCGATGCTGGCGTCTTCATTCAATGAGTCGATCAGCTCGCGCAGTTCATCCTGGCTGGTTTCTGCACCCAGGTCATAGGCACGGGAGATGAATCCGACTTCCTCGCAATCCTTGCGCTTGTGCGCGACATAAACCTGAGAGGCGGGGTCGCTGCCGACCAGGATCACTGCCAGGCCGGGTGCGCGCAGTCCTTGCTGGCGTCGGTCGGCGACGCGCTGGGCGATCTGCTGGCGGATATTGGCGGCAATCGCTTTGCCATCTATCAGTTGTGCGGTCATTGCGCTTGGTTAACCATCGAAAGGGAGAAAAAAGGACGCGCATTCTCGCATGGCATTAAGGAAGGGCAAAGGCGGCAGAACGCAGATTTGGTGTAACTCCTTTATCTAACTGAATTTTTTTCGATTTGGGTGTTGACGCCCCAAAGGCGCCTCTATAAGATGCGCACCACTTGGCGAGCACAGCAAGTGACAGGGTAAAGTGGCAACGGCAGCAACGAAAGTCGCCGCACTAGCCGAAACTTGAAGTCTGCTCTGGTGGATGGATGAGTGCCCGTAGCTCAGCTGGATAGAGCATCCGCCTTCTAAGCGGATGGTCGCAGGTTCGAGTCCTGCCGGGTGCGCCACTAGGTGTGTCGGCACAAGTGAAAAGCAGTAACGCAATATGGTGGGCGTAGCTCAGTTGGTAGAGCACAGGATTGTGGCTCCTGGTGTCGAGGGTTCGATCCCCTTCGTCCACCCCATATTCTGAAAACGCCAGGCCCTTAAAAGCCTGGCGTTTTTGTTTGTAAAAAGTATTACCACGCGGACGTGGTGGAATTGGTAGACACACTGGATTTAGGTTCCAGCGCCGCAAGGCGTGAGAGTTCGAGTCTCTCCGTCCGCACCATGTAAGTAGCTGATTTCAAAGGCCTGTAGACCGATCCCCTCTAAATTGGGAACGGATTTGGGAACACTTTGGGAACGGCGAACGAAAAAGGCAGCCTGCGAAGGCTGCCTTTTGTCGTTTCTGGAGGGGTGATTTACAGCTCCAGGGCGCGTTCCAGGATGCCGATCATGTCGGCGCCGTCGCGGTTGATCCATTTGCCGTAGTGGCGCCAGATCATCGCGGTCGACGTGTGGCCCATCTGCTCGGCGATCCAGTCCACCGGCACTGCGCCGGTGCTCAGCAGCTGGCTGGCATAGGTGTGCCGGCAGTTGTTCGGGCCGCGGTAGCGCACGCCAACCGCATGCAGGTGCGGCTTCCAGAAGCCCTTGAGCAGCATGTCCGAGCTTGAGTGAGCGGCGCCGGTGCTGGTGCAGTGGAAGACGAACCGCACCGCCTGTCGCTTCTTCGTCTTGTTGTCCCGGTCGGTGACTTCGATTTCAACTGGCCTGGCCTGCTCTGTGAACCTGCGCTGAGCCAGCAGGGCCTCCAGTGCCGGCCGAAGCAGCTGCACCTCCCGTGTCGAGCGCCGGGTCTTCGTCACCTTGTAATGGCCGCGCACTTGGGAGCGCCGAAACTTCACCGTGCCGTTCTTCAGGTCAACGTCCTCCCAGGCGAGCGATATGGCCTCGGACACCCTTGGGCCTGCCCAGATCATGAACTGAGCCAGATTCAGCTCCTGCTGGCGTTCTGAGGGGCCTTGAAGGATGTCCCTGATCTCACTGCGCGTGAACGGGTCCGCTTCGTCTGGGTCAGGCAGGCGTACGGTCAGGCCCTCGGTAGGGTCGTGGGCTGATCGGTTGCGGGTGCGGTAGATCACGTACACCTGCCGCAGGATGTTCAGGATCTCCCGCACCGTTTTGTTATGCAGCTTGGGCAGCAGCTCTTTCTGCACCCAGGCCTGCAGGTCCAGGTGGTCGATCATGTCGGCCTGGTGTGAGCCCCAGCGCGGGCGGATATGGTTCTCTAGCTTGCTCTTGTAGGTGCGGAAGCCGGATGGCGCCATTTCGTTGCGCTTGATATCCAGCCACAGGTCAAGGAAGTGCCCTAGGGTGTTGCCCACCAGCCTGGGTGAGTTGGGGAAATGCCGCGCGTAGCTGAAGGTGCCCGTTGCGATTTCGTAGTTGATGATGCCGACCAAGCGTTCCGCGTTTGCGATCACTGCCTTGGTCGCGGTACCGGGGATAGGCTCGCGGCACAGCTCGCCCTCATACCGAAAATACACACGCACGCGATTGCCGCGTACTTCAACGCCATCTGCCATTGGTGCCTCGGGAAAAGCCTAAAAGCCCAGTCTATGGGCCGCAAATGAGTGCGGCCCGTTGCCGGGCCTAGAATGAATTTGACGGTGTTCTAGCCGCCCTATGGATCGCTAGCGCGCATAACGGCGGCGCTCCTGCTTGGCCTGTTTCTTCGCGGCTTGCTCGGCCATGTGGGTTTGCCAGTAGGCGTCTTTCATCTTCTGGCGGATGCGGCTGCACTTGGCGTGTTTGCGGGTGGAGCGGGCTTTGCCGCAGATGTCGCAGATGCTGGACATATCCATGCGGCTGCCGGCGAGTGGGGGCCTGGTGCGCGCCGTTGGTGTGGTAGGCTCTGCGCCGCTGCCTTGGGGTTGATGTGCTTGCATGGTGCTTCTCCTTTGGGGTGGTTGGCGTCGGGGGTTGCAGCCCCCGGCGCCGTCTTTTTCCCGGCTTGGCCGGTGTCAGCTGAGGCGGTATTGCTTGCCGTCCTCGATCACGTAGAAATCCACGTCCTTCTTGCGGTACACGCCGCCCACGCCACCGTGCACGATGTAGTCGCCGTAGGGCGCCGCCGCTACGCGCACGGGAAACAACTTGTCGCCCTGGTGGGCGTACTCGCTCGACTTCTTGATCACCGCGTAAAGCTGCTGGCCATAGGGGCGGCAGCCGTCCGGGCCATGTGCCGCTTCGAAACCGAGCCATGCAGCTCGGGTTTCGACGTTGTAGAACTGCTGGTCTGCAGGGTTACGCTGCATGTCGTAGCCGCGGGGCTTCGCCCAGTCTTCAAAGGCCATGGCCAGTTCCAGGTTGAGCATGGTGCTTCTCCTTCGGGTGTCGCCCAGGCGTTGCAGCGCCTGGGCGGTTGGGTCAGTGGGTGAGGGCCAGCAGCAGGTCCGGGGTGGCGTTGGCGCCGGCGGCGAGCAGCAGCAGGGCGATGCCGCTGCCGATCAGGGTGGCGATGACGCTGGTTGGGGTTTCGTCGTTCATGGCTCAGTCCTCGACCAGGCCACGGGTGCGGCCGACGGTCTGCCAGGCCATGCGGCGCACCTCGGCCTTGGCGGATTCGAGGGCGGTGGCGGGGACGTTGAACAGGGTGTCGAGGAAGTCGAGCAGGGCGATCAGTTGGGCGTGGTTGCGGGCGTCGCGGATGTTGAGGTCGATGCCCACCTGGTCGGCCAGCTCGAAGGCCAGGGCCTCGGCCTTGCCCATGCAGAAGACGGCCATGTCCTGGTGCTGCTGCACCTTGGTGAGAAACTCGGAAAGGTCACTGATGTGCAGCGCGTAGAGCGCCTTTACCGCGGCCTGGTTGTCAGCTGTGTGTGCCGAGTGGTCCAGATCCAGCGCGATGGAGCGGGAACGCAGCACCGGGTGGTTGCCGCCGACGACAGCGAGCGCGCCGCGGAAGCTGACCTCCCTCGACTCCGGCTCACCCATGACCGCCCACCTGCGCAGCACAGTGCCCGCTTGATAGCAGGCTTCGAACGTCGGCTCGTACGCAGGGGTTGGGCGCTCGGACTCGTCGACGACGACAGGGCGGTTGACCGCCTTGGCCAGGTTGCTGATCAGTGCGGCAAAGGTCGCATTGGCCTGGAAGATGGTGTCTTCCGGCTCGCCTGACAGCCGCCACAGGTTGCTGACCAGCGTGGACTTGCCACTGCCTGCACCGCCTTGCAGATGCAGGATGGGGTATGTGCCCTGGAGGTTACGAATACGCTCGGCGTGGTAGGCGCCGGCCCACCACGCCAGGGCAACGAGGCCCTTGGCGCCGAATGCGGTGGTGAACAGCTCCAGCCATTGCGGGGTTTGTTGGTTTTGCATGGTGCTTCTCCTTTGGGGTTGTTTGCCTGGGCGTTGCAGCGCCTGGGCGGGGTTATGCCTTGAACACCCAGCACTTCACGGTGCAGGGGCGTGGGGACATGGGGTTGCGGCTGTTGAAAGCGGCGCGTACGGCGCTGTCGACGGCGCGGTTAGGGTCGAGGCAGGGGCGTGAGCGGCTGAGCTTGAGCAGGGTGCGCAGGGTGGCCACGTCGGCCAGCTTCTGTTTGTGCTCAGCGGCGCGTTCTGCGAATTCGTTGAGGTTGATGGCGATCACGTCCGGCTTTTTGCTGTGGTTCACCACTGGGTCATCACTGAGCGACTGCAGATAGTCGTACACGTCCCAGAAGGTGCGCACTTCGTCCGGGTCGGCGTTGATGGCGCCCTGGCGATCCAGTGCCATGGCCAGCAGCTCTTCGCGGGTGCCACGCAGCTGCTCGTCGGTGATGGGCAACACCAGGCGCAGGGCATCGAGCAGGGCGAGCATCTGCGCGTGGTTCTTGATGATTCGCTCCACGCGGATCTCGCGCATGGCGCGCAGCGTTTGCTCGTGCACCTTCACCTGCTCGCGGAACACCTCCAGCACCTTCTGCTCGGCCTTGGTGGCCAGCAGCAGGAAGTGGCTCACGTCACTGGCCTGCAGGTGGTTGAGGTTGTCCGCCGCGGCGCGGGTTGCACTGGTCACGGTGGGGCGCATGAAGTGCAGCTTGACGATGCGCGTGAGGATGGCCTCGGACGCCGCCACCGTGGCGTTCTGGCTGAACACCAGGGAGGCGCGGAAGGGTGGCGCGTTGGTGTCGTTGCCGCCGTTCTTCACGCCGGTCAGGCCCAGGCCGCGGCCGTTGTAGAGCGGCTTGAACTGGTCGAAGTCGAAGGCCTTGCCCTGGCCACCCTCGGGGTCGCTACGGTCGGCCTCGAGCACCACCACCGGCATGTTGGCCGTTTGGCTCAGCCAGCGGCGCAGGCCGGCCTTGGTCATCTTGAGCGGGTCGTCGCCTTCTTCGTCCTGCCTGCCGAGCAGCTTCCAGAGGAACATCAGCAGCGTGGACTTGCCCGCGCCGGCCTCGCCGGTCACCTCCAGGAACGGGAAGGACTGAAATTCGGCGCGGATCTGCTCGGCGAACAGCGAGCCGAACCAGTAGGTCAGCGCTACCAGCCCCTGGGCGCCGAAGCACAGCCACAGCCAGTCAAGCCACTCGGTACGGTAATCGTGGGCGTCGCCGTTGATCTCCATGCGGATCGACTTCTGCAGCGTTTTCAGGCGCAGCTTCTTGAACTCGAAGTAATCCTCGGCATTCACCCGCTCTACCTGGCCGCTGCGCACGGCCAGGTCGCCGAACACGTAGCAGCCGTGTTCCTTGCTATAGCCCACGTAATCGATGGTCTGCACGGTTTTAAGGCCGAACAGCTGGTCGCGCATGATCTTGTCGAGCTGGGCGCCGCTGCCCGTGAACACCGCGCCGGCGGCCATGCCCAGCAGGCGCTTCTTGAACTCGCTGGCGGCCGCCACCTGGCCACCGGTGAAGGTGTTGCGCACGGTGGGTTCGTCGTGGGGGAAGTCGACACGGAAGTAATACCAGGATTCGTCCGTTACTTCGTTGCGCTGGAAATACAGCGCCTCGGGGTAGCAGTTGGCGATTTCCACCACGCCGCCGCACTGGCGCAGCGCCTTTTCGCGGCGCTGCTTGTCGTTGAGCAGCTGGTCCTCGTGGCGGTCAGAGCCTTCCAGCTGCTGCATGGCCTTGTTGAATTTCTCCAGGTCCATCTTGAACCAGTACAGGCGGTTCTCGAACGCGAAGTGGAATTCGTAGCGCTCGCGCCATTCGTACATGAGCACGCCTTTCTCGGCGGCGGTCTCGGCAAGCAGCAGGGAGCCGTGGTAGCGGGCTTCCTCGATGTCGCGGTGGATGCGGTCGGCACGCTGCTCGGCGTTGTCGATGAATTGCCAGCGCTGGTGCAGGTCGTTCCAGTCCACCTTGCGGTCGCGCTGAGGGATCTGCGCCGCGTTGCAGCTGTAGCCCAACTCGCGGGCCATGGCGGCATGCTTGCGGATGTAGCGGCGCGCGCCGGGCTCGTTGTCCAGCGCCCACACCAGCGTTGGCAGCTTGCCGCCGCGGTTGCGGGCCAGCGCCTTGAGCGATTCGAACGGAAAGGCGCCCGAGCTCATGGCCGACACGGCGGCGATGCCTTGGTGGGTGAGGGCGATGGCGTCGAAGATGCCCTCGACGATCCATAGCTCTTTCACCGCGAGCAGGTCCACGCTCGGCGGGCACCACCAGTAGCCCTTGGGCGACTTGCCCGGGGCGAAGCGCGCCTTCTGCTTGCCGAAGCGGTGCGGGCGGTCGATCAGCCGTTCCCAGTAGCCGCCGTGCTCCAGGGCGAAGCGCACCGTGGCGCTGCCGGCGTTGGCCTCGCGGCTCCAGAAATTCTCCTGGGTGTACCAGCCCTTGATCAGCGCCAGGTCGAAGCCGCGAGCGAACTGCAGGTAGCTGTCGGCCGAGGCGTTGGGCGCGGCATCGGTGGCCGGCGCACGGGTGCTCCAGTCGTCGAACAGATCCTCGTACAGCTCCTTGATGTGCCACTGCTCGCCGCACTTGCTCTCGCGGCCGCACTTGATGAACCACGGCTCATCACTGCGCGAATACAGCTCCCGCTTGCCGCAGCTCGGGCACACGCCCTTGCGCAGGTACTTGGTGCCCTTGGTTGGCTGCAGGTTGTATTCGGTTTCCAGCCGGCGCAGCACCTCGGCGCGCACGGCGTTATCCATCGCCTTCACGCGCGTTGCTCCGCTTGTTTCAGGGCAACCTGCAGCACACCGATGGTCTTCTTGTGACCGGCGAGAGCGGGGTAGTCCTGCAGGATGCGTGCGCTACGCAGGCCGGCGGGCACGTCGCGGTATTTATCGTCATACCAGTGCTGCTGGAAGCCCTCGCGCAGCTCGCTACGCAGGCGCTGCAGCCAGGCCTCGGCGATGGGGTGGGTCAGCTCGATGTGTACGTGCATGGCGTGCTCCGGGCGCAACTTGCCCAAACCCACGGCGTGGGCTGGGTGAAAACGGGGTTATCGGGTGTGTTGGCTCAGGGCCAGGTGCGCCAGGCGCGGTGCCATGAACAAGGGCACCTCCAGGGCATGCACCAGGTGCAGGCAGGTGCGCTCGAACAACTGCGGGTCGCCGCTCAGGTGCTCGGCCTGGTGCTGCTCGATGAAGGCCTGGGCACAGCCCTGCATGCGGGTGCGGTAGTCAGTGGCGTCGATGTGGTCGAGCTGGGTCATACCGCTTCCTCCAGTGCTGCAAGCAGGTTCATCTGGTTGGTGGCCTTGGCGTTGTCGCGCAGGGCCTTCATGCGCTCCACCGCCGGGGCGACCGGCAGCACCATCAGCGGCTGTTCAAGGCCGGACGGGCTGAGCTGGTAATCGATCGTTACCGAGCCGCTGAACGTGGCGCCGCAGGCCACGTTCTGGCACTGGTAATACGTGGAGCGAAAACACGGGGTTTGCCCCACGCTGGTTCGGATGCGCATGCAACCGTGGCATGCCGGGCATACCAGTTTGTACGTACTCAAGCTGTCTCCCCGCCGCTAATCGCGGCACCGGCTGGGCCGGTTAAATGGCGACGCATCCGGCGCCTAGATCATGTCCTGTGCCTGCCCTGGATTACCCAGGGTCAGGCGGTTGCTGCGGTGGTGCTTACTGCTGGCCTGGCGTGCTGAGTTGCGCTGCGAAGTGCGCCTCTGCGGCAGCGGCGGTCTTCGCGGCCTTCTCGAACATGGCGCGCAGCCCTTCGAAGTCGCCCGTCTTGCGGATGCGTTTCACGGCGAATTTGATGTCGATCAGGTCATGCTTCAGCTTGATAAACTGATCAACGGCGTCGTATACGCTGTCCGCGCTGCAGTCCTGCAGCACTTGGTTTTCATCACTCATAAACACCTCGGAGCAAAGGAATGGCCATTTTTCGTAAAGCCACGGTTAACAAGCGTCTGGACAACCTGGAGTCGTTCTACCAGGAGCTGCGCAAGGCGCTTGAGGGTAGGAAGCCCGACACGCTTGGCAGCAAGGCTTATGGTTACGAGAAGGACGAGTTCGTGCAGGAGTGCGTTTCGGTCGACCTCAACGACGTGCTGGTCAAGCTCGAGCACTTCAAAGCCGAGTTCCTGGCTATCAAGCAGCTGAAGGACTACGCCATCAGCCCCAAACGCGATTACTGAGTTCATGGCTGCCCACCCTTGCTGTGCAGCACGATCACAGCCGTCACTTCGCTGTGGCGCGCGGCGATGTGCTGGCGGTGGGCAGCGAGGATGGCTTGCACCTCGTCCGGGCTGATAACGCCGTCGTCCAGGGATTTGGCGATCAGCTGGTCGACCATGCCGCGTAGTTGGCTGGTGCTCAGGCCACGGGCATACAGGTCCAGGTTGTCGAGTTCGCCTTGATCGGGCATTGGCACGAACACGCCGCCGTAGAGGTGGCAGATGTAGTCCGGCAGATGGTTGGTGCCGGCCTGCTGCTCGAGCTGGTGCACCTGGGCGTCGGTCAGCGGTTGGCTGCCGGCGTTCTCGTACAGGTGGTTGTCCAGCTTCTTGAGGGGTAGGCCCAGGCGGGCGGCGGCGGACTCACGGCCGCCCGGGAAGGCGGCGATCACCGCGCTCATGACCTGGCGGCGCGTTTCTAGAACGGCGGCGCTGCGCTTCTGGTTTTTGCTGGGGGTGGTAGCCATTACTGTTCCACCTCGCCGGCCTTGATGCCCAACAGCACAGCGGCCCGGTGCGACACGCCGCGCAGGCACTTCTTCTGCCCATTGAGCACCGCGTAGACGGTGCTGGGCGTGAAGTCGTTCTGCTCGGCCCATTCCTTTGCAGTCAGTCCAAGCATTTGCAGCCGCTCGCGTGCTGCTTTGCACGCTTGCTCAGTCGGGTAGGCGTTCGGCATAGTGCTGATTCGTGTGATTTCGTGTGATGACAGGCTCAGATTATTCAACGAATGTTGAAGTGTCAATGCCTTAAGGGGTCGTTTTGTTGAATATCGGTGATCGGCTGAGGGAAGAGCGTGTCCGTCTGGGCCTCAACCAGGCTGATTTCGCTGCTCTTGCTGGTGTGGCCAAGACGACGCAGTTCAACTACGAAAAGGGTGAGCGCAGCCCTGACGCCGGGTACTTGGCCGCGATAGCGGAGAAGGGCGTAGACGTGCTCTATGTGATTACCGGCAAGCGCACCCCGGCCGCCGCTGATGCGATCAGCGAAACCGAAGCGGATCTGCTCGAACACTTTCGCCTGCTGCCTGAGGGCGAGCAGGGTTACACCAGGACGATGATTGCAGCGCTGGCCGAGGTAAGAAAACAGTGAGGCGAACACACATTGACAAGGATCGGTTATGAGTTCTTCAAAGAGTACTTCTTGGTGTTGGTGGTGTGGGACTAAAACCCATGACGGTAAACACAAGCCTAAGTGGTCTGTAGATACCAAAGCGCTGCTCTCCAAAATTGGCTTGATACTTCTCACTTATGCATCGCTTTTCGTTTCGTTGTTTCCATTAATAGATTTCAAGAACATGGGGCCGAAGACCATATTCTTCTTTGGTGCTTTCAGTGTCAGCCTGATAGTGCTCTTGGGCTTCCTGATTTGTTATGAAATATCTACATCTTCTGGTAAGCGTGTTTATTCCCTCTCCGATACTCAGGGTATAAAAAGTTACATGCTTCACTGGATTGAGAACGGTGGTCGAATTGCAATCTGGTCGCGTGATTTGAGTTGGGTTGATGATGAAGCCAAAGATCTTCTGATGCGAAAAGCGCGCAAAGGAGAGCTGATATTGTGCTTGCCGCAAGAAATCGATCTGTCAAAAGAGTTAAAGGCTGGCAAGGCGGAAGTGCACTATTACGGGCTGACGTATAAGGAAGACACCAATGCTCGATTTACCATTGCCTTTTATGGCCGTGATGGTAGCAAGGTTGCAGTGGGGAGAACCAAGGCGGATAAGCACGTAGTCGAAGAATTCGGTTCCGGAGATCATCCGGCTTTTTATCTGGCACACGACCTAGTCAAATTTGCAAAAGCTATTTCTACCAGAGATCACAATGAGCCGATTCAAACTGATACGTGAGATCACATCGGCTGAGCTTGCTGGCGAGTGGGACGCTCTGGCAGCTAAGCGACATGAGCAGATAATCACTGGCGTAGACGTAACCTTTCACCACGTAATGTCTCCATTGGTTAAAGGGCTTATAGGTGACGGTATCTTCGATAATCTAGTTGATATTGGATCTGGTACGGGTGAACTGACAAAAAAAATAGCCCCGAATTTTCGCCGAATTCTCTGTGTTGAACCATCCGTAGAAAGCTTAAATATTTCGAAGAAAATGCTTCAGCACTTTCGTCAGGCTGAGTTTTACAACTGCGAGTTTGAAAATGCTGATCTTGGTTGCTTGAAAGGCAGCACCGTCTATCTTGCATCAATGGTGATGTCCGCTACGTCTGACCTTAATGCATTCGTCGGGTCATTGGCTAAATTGTGTAAGGGCGACAGCGCTTTCATTGCAACCATACCGCATCCTTGTTACTGGCCTAGGTATTGGGGGTATGAAGCTGAAAGCTGGTTTGCCTATGAGAGGGAACTATTCATTCAGGCTCCATTTCGAACTTCACTATCGAAAACATCAATGAATACTACGCACGTGCATCGTCCTATAGAAATGTATATCGATACGTTCAAATCCCATGGTTTTGTTTTGCAAGAGCTGAAAGAGCCCATGCCCAGTAAAGAGGTTCAGGCTTTTTATCCTAGTGAATGGGAATATCCCAGGTTTTTGGGTTTCAAATGGATCAAAGCAGGAGCGCAGGCATGAGTCAGGAAGCTACCGTGCAAGACAGGACGTATACTCTTAGTATTGATTTGAACGTACTAGAGCATTTAGGGATCAAAAAAAAGGGGACGGATTTATTTATCGAGCCTGCCGCCCAAGACTGCTAAAAACGCATAAGCATGGCCTCTGTTGGTGACCCCAGAGGGCTGAGCTGAACGTTACGTGAGGTGGTGAGGTCTCCAGTTACAGCGACAGTTTAAAAATCGACTAGGCTTTGGTTGCCAGGACGGCACCACATACGAAAGGATTCTCTATGTCGCGCACCAACATCATCATTCCCTGCCTGTTCACGGCGCTTGTGACGGCCTACGCCACCACTTGGGTTCTCAACTCCAGTTCCATCGAGCATCCCGTCGTCACCGTACCGCCGCTGTGGATCGGGCAGGAAGCCGCCGAACTGGTGGCCTTCGGCGGCTGGGCCACTACGCACGGCTACAGCCAGCCAGGCCGCAGCGCGGTGGAGATCCGTTGCTACCGCGACCGGGAGCTCTGCACCGAGGCGTTCGCCAACGTGCACCACCACGACGAAGGCGCCGACGTGGAAGCCGAAACCTACCTCTACACCGTGACCGACTGGACGGACAAACGCCTGCATGCCACTGCCAGCATGGCCGAAGGCTGCCTGGAGCGCCGCCTCGAGCTCTTCCTGGACGAGCCCGGCGGCACGCTGGAGTGGGAGCCCACCGAAGACTGCGAGGAGGGCGATACCGGCGCCGCTGTGCTGATTGGCGACGAGGTGCCACTCGGGTAGAAACCGCTCCACGACAACGCGAGGCTGCACGCTCAACTGGACCCTAGGGTGTGGCGGAGCGGATTTATTTTCGGCTTAGAAGGAGTGTGAGCTTGGGCAATAAATTGATATGCATGAATAGGGAGAATTTGTTTTCCGCTAATTCCCAGTTATGGCTGATATGAATAGCTGGCTTGCAATAGGTAAAGGCTTCTTTTGTGCCGCGCTGCTGTCTGGGTGCGGTATGTTTGATGAGCAGTACAAAACGATCGGCGTTGTAGTGCCTGAGCAGTTTGATAAAAAACCATGCGTTAGGCCGTTTTGGGGGATGAAGTGTAAGCAGCCTGTGCCTGATCAGGTCGCTTTCTATATGCATGGGCCTGCCAAATATTTTGGTCAGCTACCGGAAAGGCAATTTTACTACCAAATTAACATGCGGCTTCATATGTCTAAGTCGGGTGATGTGATCACGAGTATGTCGGACAAAGGAAGCACGGAATCTAATAATTATATTATCGGCACGCCGGTTGCCAATGTGAAAGTTTCAGTTTCGAAAGGTAATTTGCTGAGCCAAAAATTAGATTGGTACAACCGGTTCCCCGACAGTCCGCATGACTATGGCGAAGTGGTCAGCGACCTGCCGGGATTTTCCAAATACGACGATAGAAATTGCTCTGCCTCCGACGTGGCGGAGAGTTTGAAGAATGTCTATGCGAATCGTCCATGGGGTGACAAAAGCGGTTGCCTTTTACGGTGGAATTTTTACGTGCCTCACAACCGTGATGGAATCCTGCTGTCTTGTTTTGTAAGGCCGAAAGAGCGCGGCTTGGGATTGGGTGTTTGCCAGATTTATACGGCGCTCAAATTGGGAGGGCAGGCGAATTATTCTTTTTGGTCTGACCACCTCCTCGATGGGAGTTGGGAGGTAAGGGACAAGAAAATCGTGGACTTTTTGAACGGTTTTATCAGCGAAACGAACCCAGTCCACTGAGCACGCGCATTTTTTCAAGCTGAAACGGGCTGTGTCTCTGCCGATTCTGTGCACTCTACTGCACAACACGGAGCAAGCAGAGCAATGAAAGATGGGAAAGGGGCTGAGGGTCGTCAACCAGGGTACAAGGTTGCCCAGCTCGATAAAGAACCGCTGACGCCGACCGAGCGGATGCTGATCCGCTTCTATCGGCAACTGGACGAAGGCGAGCAGGCCTTTATGCGCCGTGCGATAGAGGCGATGGCGTTACGCATTAGACCATAACTGAAACCCGGCCAAGTGCCGGGTTTTTATGTTCTATATTACTTGCCTGAGAATGTGGCCTTGCTTTTTTAGGCGCGAACCGACTTTCTCCATAAAGCCATCAATTGGCTGAGCATTGCAAATTTGAAAAATTTCTGCTCCTGCAATGGTGAGGGAGACACATCCGTATTCATAGGTTGGCTTGTCAACGAGTATATTTGGGCTCTCGTACTCAGGTACTAGTAGCTCATATTTTTTACCAAAGTATTCGAGCTCAACGACATGAAATGTCTCATCATCTACTTCGATTCTAGGGCAGTCTGATCTACTAAGGTAGAGGCTGCTACTGCTGTAATGGACTAGTCCTAGTGATTGGAGTTCAAGAGCTCGGCCGAGGTTTATATCTTTTTCTCTGTAAAAAACATCGTCAACATCAAAAATGAATAGTTCGGGTATTTCTTGAAATAAGACTGCACATGAGCAGAACTTCAGAAAACTTTCGGCATCATGACTTTCAAGTGTGGCTAGGATGCTGAGAGTTCTTCTGCTAAATGAACTCGCCTCTACGGCTTGTCTAGCAAGTACTTCAGCCCACACTCGCTGCATTGCTTCGTCAGATATTATTTCGCATTTCGAAAAAAAGAAGCTAAGCCAATCGTCTTCTATGTCTTGAGGTGTGGCGGCAGATGGCAGAGTCTCAATCGCTTTAGCAGTGATTTTCTCAATATTTTTTTGCTTTTTAGCCTCTTTCTTAAGTGCGCTGCTTACAGCTCTTTGCTCAAGTTCAGTGAGGGTGTTTTTATTATTGAATTCAATTAAGGCAGCATGAGCTTGCGCCTGAGCGAGTCTAACAACTCGCGTTGGCTCGTACAAAACCCCCACAGCATCTGATATTTTTTCGATCAATTTCGTAGCTGGTTCAGTAAGGTTGCCCAGATCAATTAACGCTTTTCCTTCCAACATATCTTTCCCTGTACGCGCTTGAGCCAATTCCCTCCTAATGTGAAATGCTCAGATCAAGGCTGTCAATCCTCCTTCGGCACCGTCCAGAACAGCTGCACGCCATCGTCGCGCCAGGCGATGGTCACGTTGTCGTTCTCGCTGATCTCGTCGAGGATCCGCGACCAGTCGTCCGGGCTGTCGCCCTCGGCCCGGAGCAGTACCGCTGATCGGGTTTTTTGCGCGGCCGGTGAGTTGATAACCCGCTGAACTCGGGCTCCGAGCAGCTCGTAGGTGCTGGGAGCGGCTGCTGTTGGGGAGTTGCCTTTTGCCATGATGGGGATGCCTCGATTACTGTATGTGCATACAGTAATCCGAGAATTACCCCCATGTCACTCACCATACTGGGCCGCAATCAGCGGCTCGTTCACCTGTTGCCCGAAGCCAAGGAACTGCGCATCACGGGCTTTCAATCCCCCGCCGAGGACGAGAAGGAAGAGGGCCTTTCACTCGACGCGCTGACCAGCCTGGGGGCGCCCCATGTGTGGGTTGTCCGGGTGGAGGATGACAGCCTGATCGGCTTCGGCATGTACCCCGGCGACCGGCTCGTAGTCGACCGCGGCACCATCACCAAGCGCGAGCAATACGTGGTGGTCGACCTCGAGGACGATGGTTGCTACCGCGTGCGCCTGATGATCGTTGATGACAACGAGAACCTGGTGCTGCGTGCCCCGAACCGTTTCACCGCCGACATCAACCTCGAGTACGAAGAGTGCGTGCAGATCTGGGGTGTGGTGCGCTGGGTGATCAGCTACGTGGGGCGCTGAGCATGAACCAGGTATTCGCCTTGATCGACTGCAACAGCTTCTACTGCAGCTGCGAGCGCATCTGCCAGCCCGCCCTGAAGCGCAAGCCAGTAGTGGTGCTGTCGAATAACGACGGTTGCGTGATCGCCCGCACTGCCGAAGTGAAAGCCCTGGGCATTCCCATGGGGGCGCCGTACTTCAAGGTACGGGACCAGTTGCGCGCCGGCGGCGTGGTGGTGCGCTCCAGCAACTACACGCTGTACGCGGACATCAGCAACCGCGTGATGCGGACGATACGCGACATGGTGCCGGGCATTGAGGTGTACAGCGTGGACGAATGCTGGGCTGACCTCACCGGCATCGCCGACCGGGACGGCCTCGGCCGGCAAGTGCGGGCGCGCCTGCTGCGCGATATCGGCATGCCTGTTGGCGTGGGCATCAGCACCACCAAGACCCTCGCGAAATTGGCCAACTGGGCCTCAAAGAAGTGGCCGGCCACCGGTGGCGTGGTCGACCTGACCGACCCGGCCCGGCAGGCCAAACTGCTGCGCATTGCGCCGGTGGACGAAGTGTGGGGCATTGGCCGGCGCCTGGCGCCGCAGCTGCAGGCCCTAGGCATCGAAACCGCCTGGGATCTGTCGCATTTCGACGTGGCCACGCTGCGCAAACAGTTCGGCGTGACCCTGGAGCGCACCGCGCGCGAGCTGCGCGGCGTGAGTTGCCTGGACTTCAACGACGGCCCGCCGCCGAAACAGGCGATCTGCTCGAGCAAAATGTTCGGCGAGAAGCTCGAAGACCTGGCGCCGATACGCGAGGCCCTGGCCACCTATGTGACGCGCGCCTGCGAGAAGCTGCGCAGCCAGGGCTCGCTGTGTGGCGCCATCCAGGTGAGCATCAAGACGCAGATTCACAACCCCGACTTGCCACGCTACGCGAACGCGCAAACCGTGGCGCTGCCGGTACCTACTGACGACACAAGGGACATTCTGGCGCCGGCGCTACGCGCCCTTGATGCGATCTACCGGCAGGGCTTCGCGTACTCGAAGTGCTCGATTCTGCTGATGGACCTGAGCCAGCGCGGCGAGGTGACCAGCGACCTGTTCGCGCCGGCCGCACGGGCTGGCAGTGACCGGGTGATGGCGGCGCTGGATGCGGTCAACAAGCGGGAGGGCGCCGGCACCCTGCGGCTGGGCCGGGTGCCGGTCGACCCCTGGTGGGGCATGAAGCGGGAAATGAAAAGCCGGTGTTACACCACCCGGTGGGATGAGGTGATTGGGGTGCGAGGTTAAAATTCTTTCTTAAGATGAGAGGCAATTCTCATCAGCATCGTGGAACTTAGCTCTCCGTCGTTATTCAGGTGTCCTGAGCTCTTCAACTCTTTGACTACGCTATCTTTCATAAGCGGATAAATGCCATTGAAATACCTTTGGATGCCTGGAAAGCTTAATTCCTTCAATGGCACCTTGCCGGCGTGCATGTTTATCAATCTTGCTATGCCTCTAGCTGGATCTAAATTATTTAGGTCGTTAAGCGGCGCCTGTAAATTTGCAAGTTGATTTTTTGCATTCTCTAGCTCTGAGGTGGTTTGCTCAAGCTTTGCAAGAAATTCGTTTTTTTCATCCTCGGCAATTTGGAACTTGTTTGCAAAGTCTTCTAGCAGCTTTTTCTTTTCTTCTTCGATTTTAGTAACCACGTCCTGCTGATCGTTAACTATACGAAGTTCAGCCGGATTCAACGGTAGTCGATCAAATCTTCCTGAAAGTCCTGCATAGTTCTCTTGCAGATTACTTAGTTTCTCACCGAAGCCGGCTTCGATACGGCCGAGCAGTTCCGATATCTCTTTAGTGAATATGTATGTGTTGTTGTGAAATTTGGTGCTGTCGTCACTAGACTTAAAATAGAAAAGTGCCGAAAGCAATATAGAGAAAAGCGCCATAAGAAGCGCAAGCAGATCAGTGAACGAAAATCCGGTTAGGTCAACTTTGAAGTCTGTTAATGCTGTTTTCAATGCAATGGTTAAAAGTATCAAAACAATCAACGCATCACGCACCCAGACCAGATTCAAAAATCCCTTTTTCTCGGCTGGCTCTGACATGGTTAATCCTTAGTTTAGTGGCTTTTTGCCGCTCCTTTTACCCTTGGGTGTTGAGTTTTGTCCACTCCCGATCCGCCGCCTTCTGCGCGTTCTTCTTACTGGCATACAGCCTTGCCAGGCGCCGTAGCCGCTTGGGCTCGCCGGCGGTGACCTTCTCCTGCTTGCCATCCTTGGTGCGGTACCAGGCCACCACCCCGGTATAGGCGCCGATTTCGCGTTCGGCGAGCTCGTCGATCAGTTCGTCCGGTAGCTGACTTTCCAGCTCCAGTGCGGTGGTGAAGCCGCCGTCTGCGGTGAGGCTGTGCTGCACGTTGCCGCCGTGCCAGATGGTGGCGGCGATTTCCTGCTTGATGCCTTCGAGGCTATAGGTCAGCTCGGGGATCAGCTCCGGGCGGGCCTTGGCCAGGGTGTAGCTGAGCGTGGCGGTACCGCGCTGGATGCGGCGCCACTCGGCCCGGGCGGCGCGGATGGCGGACTGCTGGTCGGCGTAGGTGTGGCGCAGCTCTTTGATGTTGTCGCCGCCGCCGGCGATGGCTTCACGCTTCTTGGCGCTGTTGACGTCGTAGTAGTAGGCCTTGGCACCGGTGTAGGCGTCACGGTCGGCCTGCAGGTAGCGGTGGCTGTCGCCGTCCGCCCGGGCCAGGGTGACGTGGGGCAGGGCGAGGCCGCTGGCGGTGCGCCCGCCCACCATGGGGGTGAACAGCAGCCGGCCGGCTTTGACGGTGGCCACCGCGTCGTGCTCGTCGCCCAGGCGGGTGAGCAGGTTGGCGTCGGACTCGCCGGCCTGGTCGACCTGTAGCAAGCGGAGCGCGCCAAGGGCCTGCTCGATGACGGGGGTAAGGCTGTAGGCGCTGGCGATGGCGCGCAGTACTTCGCCCAGGGTGGCATTGCTCCAGCTGCGTTCACGCTTGGCCTTGAAGCCCTTGCGCAGGTCGGCGCTGCGGGCGCGGATGTTGAGCACGTCCGGCGAGCCGCTGTGCTCGAGCTCGTCGACGGTGTAAGTGCCTTTGTCGACCAGGCCGGTGTCACTCCAGCCGAGCCACAGGCGCACGGTGGCGTCCTTCGGAGGGATGGCCAGCAGACCGTCGTGGTCGCTGAGCTGGATGTCGAGCGTATCGGCCTCGATGCCGCGGTTGTCGGTGAGGGTGAGGCTGATCAGCCGCGGGGCGATGAGGTTGGCGATATCGGCGCCGTTCACGGTGAGGCGGAACGCTGGTACCGGGTAGCTGGCATCGCGGGCCATGCCCTCGGCCTGACTGGTGATGAAGCCGGTGACGGCCTTGATGGCTGCCTCGATCAAAACAGCCTCCGCAGGATGTTGAGCCCGGTAGAGAGGATGTTGCCGAGCATGTCGACACGGCCGTCATCGATGCGCTTGAGGGTGATGCTGAACTCGATGCGGCGGGCGGCGCCGTCGCGGAAGAACAGGGTGCGGGTCTCGCTGATGCTCTCGATCACCCACACGCCCAGGATGCGGCCGGTGCCTTCCACCAGGGGGTAAGCCTTGCCGGTGTCGGCCATGGTTCGCAGGGCGTCGAGCGACATGGCCGAGCCGGCCAGCTCGGGCAGCAGGATGCCGGGCATGGTGATGGTGTCGTCACCCTTACCGACGAACTGCCGGGCCGGGTTGGCACCGACGCGGTTGGTGGTGGGGTGGCGCCAGTCGGTTTGCCGCTGCAGCTCCTGGTAGGCGAGGGTGCTGAGGCTGAACACGAACATGCCGAGAGACATCATCATTTGGGCTAGTCCTGGTCGTTCAGGCGCGAGCGGATGCGCGCAGCCTTGCTGCGCTCACGCTCGTCGAGCAGTTGGTTGATCATTTGGCGCAGGCCGGCGGTGTCGGTACCGGGCGTGGCGCTGATGGTGAAGTGCACGGTGTCGCCCTGAATGACCATGCCACCGCCGCCAGCGGCCACAGGCGGGCGGCTGTCGAAAGTGAGGCCGCCGGTGAGCAGGCTGGTACCGGCCTCGGTCATGGCCCTGGCAGTGCCGGCGATCTGCTTGAGCACGCCGCCTTCACCGTTGGCCAGCCCCTGGCCAAGGCCGGCCATGGTGAAACCGCCGAGCTGGGCGAATACGCGCGATGGCGAGTGGATGCCGAGCTTTTCCTTGAACCAGTCGATGGTGGCGCCGCCGGCGCCGGTGATGGCTTCTTTCACGCGGCTCAGGCCGTTGGTGATGCCGTTCACCAGGCCATCCATCAGCATGCCGCCGAAGTCGGTGAATTTGCTGGGCAGCTCGACGCCCAGGTAGCTGAGGACGCCGGCGAAGGCGCGGTAGAGCAGGCCAATCGGGCTGAAGTTGTGCAGGGTGGCGATGATGCCGCCGATGCCACCGCTGAAGCCTTCCTGTATCTCTACCCACAGGCCGACCATATAGGCCTTCACGGCGTCCCAGTTCTGGTAGATGAGGTAGGCGCCGCCGGCGAGCACGGTGATCAGCAGGCCGATGGGGTTGGCCATAGCGATTCGGCCGAGCCACAGCAACGCGCTGCACACGGCCTTGATGCCGGTGACCAGGCCCAGGCTTTTGATGCCGAGCAGCATCATGGCGAAGCGCACCATGGCGAAGGGGCCGAGGATGCTGGCCAGGGCCAGGGTGATGCCGCCCATGACGGCCATGATGATGCCCAGGCCGGCAGCCGTTTTGACGATTTGCGCCGCCAGGACAGGGTTCTCGATGATCCAGGCCTTCACGCCGCCCACGATGTTGGCGAGATTCTGGGTGATTTCACGCAGGGGGCCGTTCTGCTGTTCCTGGATCTGAATGCCGAGGTCTTCCCATGCTGATGACAGTTCGTCCAGGTCGCCGACCAGGTTGTCGCCCATGGTCTTGGCAGTGGCTGCCGCTTCACCCTGGGTTTCGCGCAGGGTGGCGATGAACTTCTGCAGTTCGCCCTGGCCAGCCTGCTTGACCAGCACCTGCAGGGCGCTGACGGCTTCCTCGCCGGCGATGTGCTTGAGAACGCCGGCGCGGTCGGCGTCGCCCATTTTTTTGGTCTTGTTGTAGAGCTCGGTGAGGATGTCCGGCATGTCGCGCATGTTGCCCTGGGCGTCCTTGGCGCTGATGCCGAGCTTTTTGAGAGCCTTGGCCGCGGCGGCCGGGGGTGCGCTGAGGCGGTTGAGGATGGCGCGCAGTGCGGTACCGCCCATGCTGCCCTGGATGCCGGCGTCGCCCAGCTTGCCGGCCATGGCGGCAACGGTTTCGACATCCTGCCCGACGCTGGCGGCGACGGGGCCCACGTACTTCATGGTTTCGCCGAGCATCTGCAGGTTGGTGTTCGAGCGGGTAAAGGCGCCGACCAGCACGTCACCGAGGCGGGTCATGTCCTTGGCCTCGAGGCCCATGCTTGTGAGGATGTTCGAGGCGATATCGGCGGTTTCCGCCAGGCCGCTGTCGCCGGCCTTGGCAAGGTCGAGCATGCCGGGCATTGCGTCGAGGATGGCTTGCGGCTTGAAGCCGGCCATGGCGAGAAAACCCTGGCCCTGGGCGGCATCGGTGGCGCTGAACATGGTGTCGGCGCCGAGCTGGCGGGACTGTGCGCGCATGGCCGCCAACTGGGCATCGTCTTTTTTCAGGCGGGTGAGGGCCTGCACCTTGCTCATGTCGGCGTCGAACTGCACACCAGGGGCGAGCATGCGTGCGCCGGCGTAGAGGATGCCGGTACCAGTGGCGAGCCCGCCGGCGCCGGTGGCGGCCATGCCGCCGGCCAGGGCCTGGGTTTTCTCGTACTGGGCTTTGTTGCGCGCCAGGCGCTGCTGCTGAGTGGTGACGCGCTTGAGGCGGTTCTCTTGCTTGAGCAGCTCGCTGTTGGTGGCGGCGATCTTGGCCTTTAGCGCCTGCTCGCCGGCGCCCAGGTTGCGGGTGCTGATGCCGGCGGCGTTGAGTTTGTTGCGCAGGCCCTGGAGCTGGATCTGGTTTTGCTGGTGTTCACGCTTGAGCCCGGTGGCTTCGCGTATGGCGGCCTTGAGGTCGCGCGTCATCTGCCGGGTGGGCACGCCGGTGGCCTGCATCTGCTGGCCGAGGGTGCGCACGCGCTGCTGGGCGGCGTTGAGGGCGGTTTCCGTCTGCAGGGCGGCGGTGCGCTGGGTGCGCCAGGCGCTGATGTCCTTCTGCTGGCCGTTGAGTTCCTTGAGGCGGTCGCGGGCCTCTTTCAGAGCACGGGCGGCGCCGATGCTGCCGCCCTGCATCTTTTTCAGCGGGCCGGTGACTTTGTCCAGGGCGGAGAGGATGAGCTGCAGTTTGAGGTTATTTGCCGCCATCGCTCTGGCTCCGTACGCGGGCGCGCTCGCGCCATTCCATCAATTCGGTGAGGCTGAGGGCGTCCATGTGGGTGGGCGCCCAGTGAAAGACCACGGCCAGGTCGGCCATGGCGTCGTCTACGCAGTGAGGAATGCTTCCGCCTTCACCGACTTCCTCAACAAAAAACCGGCCACCGTGGTGCCCAGCTCCACCAGGTCGGCGGGGTCCATGCGGCCGACTTCGACGTCGGTGAGCATCGGGGTAGTGATGCGTGGCAGCACCTTGCGCAGGGCGTTGACCTCGAGGTTGAGCAGATCGGTCAGGGCGACACCGCGCAGCTCGCCGGACATGGGCTTGCGCAGGGTGACGTCGGTGATGGTGGTGGTGCCGCGCTCGATCGGCGTGTCGAGGGTGACCACGGCCTGGTTCGGGTTGGCGGCGGGTGCTGCTGCGGCCTTGGTGGCGGCTTCGTCTTGCTTGTCCATGGGGTGGCTCCTTTGGGTATGGGGCGGCGCGGGTCAGCGCGCCGGGTGGCGTTGCGGTGGGGGTCAGATGAGGCCGAGGGCCTTGCGCTGCTCGGCGAGCAGATCCTTGCCGTCGACGCGCTCGATGAAGTTGAGGACGTCGATCTCGATCACTTCTTCGCCGTTCACGCTGAGCTTGTAGTAGGTGCAGGCGGTGGTGACGCTGTGTTCGGTGTCTTCACCCGGTGCGGCATCGCCCATCTCGATGGTTTCGTGACGGCCGCGCACCTGAATTTCCAGGCCGATGACTTCGCCGGTGGCGTCATCCTGGTAGGCACCGGCGAAGCGCAGCGGCACGCCATCGGCGCGAATCGCGCCCCACTGCTTGAGTACCTGCAGGTCGAGGCCGCCGAGCTTCCACTCGAACTGGATACCGTCGTCGGACAGGCCCAGGTCGGCCTTGGCCGGGCCGTTCATGCCGCCGCCGCGGAAGGTTTCCATCTTGCGGGCCAGGAGCGGCAGGGTGCAGGTCTTGATGACGCCCTGATAGCTGCCGCCGTCGTTGAAAAGCAGCATGTTCTTAAGTTTGCGAGGCAGTGCCATGGGGCGTTGCTCCTGTGTGCGTTAGCGGCTTGGCCGGGCTTAGGCGGCGTTGATCTGCGCGGCGAAATCGAGCAGGTAGCGGTCGGTGATGCGCTGCTTGAAGGTGAGGTCTTCAAGGGGCGGCACGGGGGTGTAGTCGTAGTCGATGAAGAGCTTGCCGGCCTTGAGGGTGGTGGCGTCGTTGGCTTCTTCGTCGTACCAGCACTGGCCGTCGATGATGTAGCCGGCGGTTTTCAGCTCGCGGAACTTGGCGTTGATGCCGGCGATGATGTCCTTGATCAGGCCCGGGTTCATGGGCTTGTCCACCGCCCAGAAGTGGGATTCGGCCATGGTGTCGGCCAGGATCTGAGCAGTACGGGTGTAGTTCTCGAAGGCGAACAGCGGATCCTCGCTGCAAGTGCGCGAGCCCCAGAAGCGGTAGCCGGTTTCGTTGATCAGCGTGGTGACTTCGTTGCTGTTGAGGTAGTTGGCATCGGTGGCGGGGTTCTGCAGGTCGAACCACACGTCCGCGCTGATGCCGGTCACGCCGTTGGCGGTGACGTTGGAAATGGTCTTGTGCCAGCCGACTTCCTGGTCGATTTTGGCGCGCAGGCCCAGGGCTACGGCCACGGCCGGGGCCACTACGGTGGCGTTGGTGGTGGTGTCCCATTTCTCGAACGATGGCCAGATGACCATGACTTCACGGGCGCCGAAGCCGTTGCGGTAGGCGACCGCTTCTTCCTTGGTCTTGCAGCCCCAGCCACTGACGTAGGCGAAGGCGCGCAGGTCCTGCGCGATGGCGACCAGGGCGGTGGCCACCGGCAGGCTGTCGAGACCTGGTACGCCCAGGATACGCGGCACGATGCCGAGCTTACCCTTGGCGGCCAACAGGGCCTTCATGCCGGTGTATTTGCCTTGGGCGTTGGTGGTGCCGATCAGGTTGCTGACGGTGGCGGCGTCTTTCTCGGCCTGGTTCTGGCCTGCGCCTTCAGCCACGCGCACGACGATGGTGAACGGCTTGGTTTGGTCGGCGATGGCCTGCAGGCTCGCGCGCAGGGTGCCTTTGGTGCCGGCCTTGGCGATGGCGCTTTGCACGTTGGTGAGCAGCACGGGGGTGTCGAGCGGGAAGGCCAGCGGGTCGGCGTCTTCTGCGGTGCAGACCATGCCGACGATGGCTGTGGATACGGTGCGAATCGGGCGGGTGCCCTCGTTGATTTCGAGGACGCGGACGCCGTGTAGGTAGTCGGACATGGTGCTTGCCTGCGCGGTGTGAAATGACAGTGCTGAGACTGACGCGCGCGCGGCAAGCCGGCGAGGGGCGGGGGTTGTAGCGGGGGCGGGTACAACGTGCAGGTATAAAAAAGCCCCGCCGAAGCGGGGCTAACCCTCCCCAGGAAAAGTCAGCTCGGCATCTTTGGCCATTGAATTGGATTCGGATAACTGTCTTGGAGCGGTAGGCGGTTCAGGGCAATGCGGTAACGTTTCCAGGCTTCGAGCTCACTAATTTCGGCCTCGGTGGCGTCCTCGAAGTCTGCAGCATCTTGAAGCGGTGCGATGCGTGCGGTGGCCTCCGCCTGCAAGCTGTTGCGCTCAAGCACTGCGGCGTTGATGAAAGCGGCGCGTGCGGACTGTTCGTCGAATACCCATGAGGCGCCCTGCCACGTATGGTGCAGGCTCGGGCGTGCCTGAGTGGTAAAACCTTGGGGCAGCGGGCCAAGGCTCGTGTACTCAAGGGGCTGGCCGGAATCCGTGCTGAAGACGGTGCCGCGATTGTCCTCGAGCAGTTCCCAGCGGGCGTGCTCAACTCTGCAAGGAACAATGCCCTGTGCAGGCTCATCGGGAGCATCGAGGGTAGCGAAGCCTGGCACTAGCCAGTTTGCTGGGTTCATGGGATCCGGGTCTGCAAGGCCAGTGCCCAGTAACTCCCCGGTTTGGGGGTGGTAGTGATAGATAACTGGTGCGGTAGCTTCCATGGAATGCCTCAGTAACGGATGCATACAAGTGGGTTGATGTTGCGAGGCCTGGTAACCCCAACTGAACCAGTAACGGGCGCGACGCCGGTCGCGGCTGTGAGACCAGACGAAGCCGGGCCGCTGATTCCGCCGGCGCCCGCACGGAGAAAGCTGGCTGTACCGAATTCTGAATGTGTATGGCCCTGGAGGCTTTGATCCTGCCAGCTCGCCCACTCCCGACCTGGGTCGCGGTTCGCTCCATCGTCGAAACCGCGGCGAAATTCTGCCCTAGCGTCCGGCAAAACGATGTAATCACCGGCAGAGTTGCGAGTGCCAGTTGGATTGCCGGGATCGGTACAGCGGTAGCCCCACGCGGCGGCAGAGTTGAGGGCCTCACCAACATAAATCGCAGCATCGAGCCGTGCATAAGTGGAGCGGGAAACCGCCGCACCGTTGGCTTTCAGCGTTCCTGGAGGTGGAGTGCGGCTGAAGGTTTCGATCAGAGACCCTGGTGCCTCTAACTCTAGGAACTGGCGCATTTGGCGAGGGCTGCTGGCCACCATGATGAAGTCTTTCATCGTCGCACTGATATTGGCTGTGCTGAGGGCGGTATGGGCGTTGGCCATCACTTCGCCGGCGATAGTGTTTTCCCTGTTCCAAGGTAAATGCACCCAGCCGGTGTACCAGCCATAGTTGCCGCCATACCCAGCACTTTTATATGCGGTGATGGCAAGGCGCGGGATGTAAGCCGTACTGCCGAAATCGATCCGTATATTTACTAATCCATTCTCATGACTCAGAAAGGCCCGAACACCGCCGCCGCCGAGTGGCGAGTAGTAGCCGCTGATGAAGACAGTCGGAAGGTAGAAGGCACCATCGTAGAAGTACCAGCTCAACTGCATTTCGAATGGCGATGTGTAGCCGTTAATGCAGCCTTTGATCGTCAGGTGGGGCATTACGGTCGAATCGATGGGGATCTTGGTCCTGATCAGAATGCCGCTTTCCTGGCCAGACTGAGTAACGTCGAGGCACTCAATAGTGAATTTGCCGGTCAATGACTCCGTGCGCCATTGGACGTCGTCCGTAATGCCGTAGCCTGCGAGCGTGGTGGGGTTTGTGCCCCCAATGACCCGGCCCCGCTTGTCGATGGTCACGCTCCGATAAGTCCCAGCTGCAACGCCGACTGGGCCAGCTGCGATCTCGAATGTGAGCGGTGTAGTACCCAGCACAATTGGTGCATCGGTTACCAATTGCCAAAGGCTGTCGCCATTGACCTGGCCCGATTCGATAGGCACCAGCATGCCTGGCGTGACTTCAGTACTGGCGTCCGCATCAGCGGCGCGGGGCCAGGCGCCATTGGCAGCTACATAGATACCGTTGAGCTTCGCGTCGTTTTCGTTCTTGCGCAGAACACGGTCACCAGCAACGAGCTGCACGCCATCGATTGACGACAAGCCATTGGCAGATACAGGCCCCAAAGTGGCCACGCGCACGCTCTGCTTACCGTCGAGCTTCGCCAGCTCGGTCGCAACGGTGGTGGTGACGAACTCGCGCGTTGCAAGCACCACGCTTGGGTCGATCTTGAGCTGTACGGCAGCTGTGCTGCTGACGATGAGCACCATGCGCAGCACCTGGGTGCGGCCTGAGCCCTCAGCCATCTGCGGCTTGTAGCTGGGCGGACAGTTGGCAACGGCACACAGGTCGCCGGCAGCATCATAGATGCCCATCTCGCGTAGCCAATAGCCACCCTCGGTTTCCGGGATCACCATTTCGGCGATGATCTGGCTAGCGTTGACTGGATCCACCCTCAGTGCATTCAAGTCGGCGCGGTAGGTTTCGCGCACCAGGGCGGTTTGAGTGCGCACGGGCGTGGGCAAGGCGCCGTCGCCGTCGCCTACGGCCATTTTGCTGAGCTGCAGCACTGTGCCGAGGGCGGTGGCGTTGGCGAGCTTTGCTTCGCCCACGGCAGTGAGAATCGCGTAGTAGGTGCTCATGGGTAGACGCTCATGATGTCGATAATGTGGGCGGTGCCTCCCTGGAGGATCGCCGGGGCGCTGACCTCGATGAGGCCAGGTTCGTAGGGGTAGACGGTGGTGGTGTCGCCATGCAGTGCCGTGGCGCCGATGAAGGTGCGGCCGCGGGTTTCGAGCACGATGGCCAGCCCGGTGAGGTGGCGGCTGACGGGCTTGGCATCGTCGATCAACAGGGTGAGGGACTCGAACATCTCTTCAGTGATGCCGGACTCCAGCACGCCGATATCGAGGCGGAAGGTGCCGGGTACGCCCTCGGGTTTTTCCTGCCACCACTCTGTGACGCTCAGCAGGTAGCCGAGCGGTTCAACTACGCGGCGCAGTGCGCCGATGGTGCCCTTGTGGGCGTGGACGTAGTAGGCGCTGGCGATGACCTGGCGTTTGGTGGCTTCGCTCCAGCTGCTTTCCCAGCGATCAACCGAGAAGGCCCAGGCCAGGTACGGCAGCAGCTCGACCGGGCAGCGCGTTGGGCTGAGCAAGTCGCGAATCGGCACCGGCACTCGCTCGATCTGCGCGAGGGCCTGCGCGGCCAGGCGTTCGAGCTGGGTGTTATTGGACGGCAGCAGGGCGATGCTCATAGCTGCCCCGCGATGCTGATGTGGGTGCCGGTGCAGTAGGCAGCCTGGGCCGGCGTGGGCTTGATGTCGGCCCAGCCTTGCAGATCCACCCGTCGCACGCCTTCGACGTGCAGCGCGGCGTGGATGGCGGATGTGGACACCTCAACGCCCAGGCGCCGGCGCGCATGCACCAGGGCATCAAGCCGCTGCTGGGCAGCGGCAAGGATCGGTTCGGCCTCGGGGCCCGTGGTGGCCAGGTGCAGTTGGGCGGTGACCTGGTAAGGCAGCACCTGGGCCGATTGCACGGTGAGGCGGTCGGCGACCGGGCGGCGATCTTCATCGGATAGGTACTGGTGCACGATGGCCTGCAGGTCTGCCGGCACGGTGCCGTCGCCCAGGGCGTGCTGCACTGTAACGACCACGACAGCGGGTGATGGGCTCTCGGCGGTGGCGTCGGCGATGCGGCCGTCTGCTGTGCGGGCGTGGAAGATATAGGCGTTGCGCGGGCCTGCGGTGCTGAGGCCCTCGAAGGCCATTTGCGTTCGCTCGCGCAGGGCCTCATCGGACTCCATTACGGCCGCGTCGGTGTCTGTCGCTGGGGTGATGACCAGGCGGCGCACGTCGTAGTTGCCGGCGATCTGTTCCAAGTCAGTGCCGCGGGCCTTGGCGAGCATGGTGGCCAGGGCCGCTTCGTTTACGCGCTGACGCAGCAGGGTTTCGCGGTAGGCGTTTTCCTGCACCAGCTTGGTGAGCGGCTCGGATTCCAGGGCCAGGCGCGCGGCGATGGCGGCTTGCTCGTCTGCCGGCCACAGGCTGACGGTGTAGGCCTTGCGCTCGGCGAGGATGACTTCGTAGTCGAGCTGCTCGACGACTTGTGGATCTGGCAGGGCGGCTAGGTCGATGGGGGTGAACACATTCATGCGGCAGCCCCCATGCGTAGCGGGATGACGAGGTTGGTGGCCTCGTTGGTGTCCACGCGGACGGCTTCCAGGGTGAGCACGAACTGGCCGGCCACGGTGCCGGCATCCAGCTGCACGCGGCTGAGGCGAATGCGTGGCTCCCAGCGCATGAGAGCCATGGCTATGGCGGCGTAGCAGAGCAGGCGGGTGGTGTCGTTGCCGGGCTGGTCGATCAGGTCGACCAGCAGGCTGCCGTACTCGCGGCGCATCACGCGGGTACCCAGGCGAGTGGTGAGGATGTCGCCGATGCTCTGGCTGATGTGCTCCAGCTCGGTGATTGTGCTGCCAGTGTGGCGGTTCATTGCGGCTGCTCCGTGCTGCTGCCGCCCGACAGCACGCCACCGTGACGGTGCTGAACCAGGCTGATGCCGGCCGCGGTCACGTCTTCGCTCACCTCGACCGTGCCGGTAATGGTCTGGTTGCCGGTTTGGGTGTAGTCGCCGGTGTGGCGGATGTCGCCGGTGATATCGAGGCCGGCCGGGGCGATGATTTCGATTCGGCCGCCGGCGGGCAGCTGGACGCGCACCAGGTGGGCGATGCTGTCGTACTCCAGCACGGCGCCATCGCGGTAGGTGGTGCGGTGCAAGCCCTCGCGGTCGCCGTTTGCCGGATTGGCGTCGCTGAACAGACCGGTGAGCACGATGCCCTGGGCGAGCAGGCCAGAGGGGCTGAGCAGCACGACCTGTTCGCCCTGGGTGGGCGGGTTCCACTCACGGTCGGCGCCGGCACGCAGGGCCAGCCAGGGCAACCAGGTAGTCAGCAGCTCGCCAGACTTTACGCGCACGCGGGCTTTCGGCTCGTCCACCTCGGCGATGGTGCCGAGGCGGACAAGGTTTTCGATCAGGCGGGCAAGGGCGGCAATGGAGTTCATGCCGCGATGGTGGCGCCCTCGCGCGAGGGGCGCAGCAGGTGGGGGTTGTAGCGGGAATGGTTACAACTTCAGTTCACGCGGTTTCTGTCTCTGATGGTTGAGACGTAGGAATCTGCTTTCGTTGGTCACGAATGAACATGGCTGTACCGTCGTAGCGCATGCTGATCTGAAACAGACCAGACGCCCTAATAAGATCACCTAGTTTTTGGTAGCCGTAGTTGACGACAGAAAAGGAGCTATTGTTGTGGATGTACTTGCCTACTTCGCTCAGATGAGACCAACCATCATCACCAGTGGTGCGCTCAGCAGCGGTTCGTAGGAGACGAACTAGAGACGTGTCACAGCGCAGCTCGATACGAGTCTTCTTCTGCGGTTGCGGATCGTCGGTAGTCTTTTCGTCTACGGGTATCAGATTTTCTACGTAGATGAATGAAGAGCAGGCGTCCACAAAGGGTTGAGGCGTTTTTTTCTCTCCGAAGCCGTAAACAGGGAAGCCGCTTTCTTGCAAACGTAATACAAGCGGGGTGAAGTCGCTGTCGCTAGTCATCAGGGCGAAGGCATCAACGTTCTTGCTGTAAAGCAGGTCCATAGCGTCGATGATCATGGCTGAGTCTGTGGCGTTCTTACCCTTTGTGTAGGCGAACTGCTGCATTGGCCGGATAGCAGAGGGGTGAAGCTTTTCAACCCAACCATTGAGATGTTCACTCTTCCAATCGCCGTGAGCATGGCGAACGTTGACCATTCCGTATTTCGCCAGTTCTTCCAAGACGCCGGCGATGGCGTTATGGCTCACATTGTCGCAATCGATCAAAAGCGCGATTCGTTTTTGCTCCACTGTCACTTCCTTGAGTGCGGATATGTGCTGCTACGGTGCCACTGTCGATCAGGCCAATGCAAGGCTACTGATCTGAGAGGTGACTCAGCAGCAGGTCGCTGAGCATGTCGCGGTCACCAGGGGCGAAGCCGAGCAGCTCGCGCTTGGCGTACTGCACGTCGGGCATGCCCTTGCCTGGGCGATCCCGCAGGCCGTACTGGTGAATGCGGGCGATTCGGCTGATGCGGCCGGCAAAGCTGACGGTGGCCTCTGCGGCGCTGCCGCCGGCCTTGAGGTAACGCGCGGTGCGCAGCTTGCTGAACATCTTGGCGCGGGCCTTGATGCGGCCCTGCTTGCTGCGCAGCGTGCGCGCCTTGCGGGGGGTGAAGGCGGTGCCGTCCGGGTTGCGTTGCACCAGGATGCGTTGCTGCTGGGTACGGCGCAGGCGCTTGGCGGCCTCGCGGGCCAGCTTGGCGCGCTGGGCGGGCTGCAGGCGCATGAGCAGTGGGGTGAGCCAGGCGGACAGATCGTCGAGGGTGTCAGCCATCTGGCAGGTACCACTCGCGCTGGCCGTCGCTGCCGGCCGGCGGCCAGGCTGAATCGGTGAAGGCCTGCATCGGCTGCGGCTCGGCCGGGTGTGTGAGGGTGGTGGCGCCGGCTTCGTCCTTGCCGACGACCACGCGCTCGGTCAGCGGCAGCTTGAGGGCCAGGTCGATGGTGTTGCCGTCGAGCACGTCGGCTTCGAAGGCGATGCCCTCGGCGGACTTGGTGAGGTTGGCCAGCAGCTCGTTCTGGTGGACGGTGAGCCAGCCGAGCAGCGGCAGCATGACGGTATCCGGGTGGGCGGCGAAGTCGGTGAGGATGACCTGCAGGGTGTAGCCGTATTCCCATGACAGGGACGCCGCCGAGGTGCAGCGCAGGGTGCCTTCGTCGATGAAGATCAACAGGCGGTCCGGGTTCTGGGCGAGGCTGGGGACTTTGGCGAGTAGGTGCTCGCGCAAGCTGTTGGGTTTGTTCACGGCGCGGGCCTCTGCTGGTTGTGGTCGAACATGGCATCGACCTGGGCGGCGCAGTCAGCCCAGGCGGCGAGCAGGGCGTCGTTGTCGTCGCTGAGCTCGCCGTTATCGATCGGCGCCGCCGGCGGCAGGGTGCAGCGCGTTACGACCGGACAGGAAAGCACGGTAACCAGCGGTTCCGGTGATGGCGGGGCGCTGGTGCAGGCGGCGAGTGAGTGCAGGCAAAGGCTGAGCAGCCCAGTTCTGTGCAGGCGGGTCATTACGGACGGTCTCCTTTTTCTGCACCTGGTGCACGGCGTTGGCCTGCTGCAGGTCGGCGCGGTTGTTCTGCATGCTCTGTTGGGCCAGGCGTTGAGCGGCGATATTGGCGCCGAGGGTGATGATGGCCTGGGCCTGGCGGGTGTTGCGCTGCTCAAGCGTGGCGATGCGCTCGGCGTCGTCCGTGGCGCGGGCCTGGGCGGCCTGGCTCTGCTGGTAACCGCCCCAGATGAGCAGGGCGATGGCCAGCAGCAGGGCGAAGCCGTAGGCGGCTTGGCGGAGGGTGCTCACGCGGCAGCCTTCTGGCCGCAGCCACAGCCGGCGTGCCGCTCATAGGCCCGCTGCAGCTTCACGTCGTAGAGGTTGCGGGCGTAGCTGGGGCCGTTGTAGGTGGCGGCGAAGTCCTTCCACTTGCGGGCCTTTAGGGCCTTGTGCAGCACGGGGTCGGCCTCGATGAACGCCACAAAGGCGTCGAACTGGGCGTTTTCATCTTGGGCCATGGTGGCGGCAAAGGCTTGCACGTTGGGGTAGCCGAGGCGGGTGGCGTGAAAGCCCATGATCTGGAACGCGCCCCAGCTCGCCGATTCCAGCGCGGCGGTGTCGTCGAGCTGACGAGCCTGGGCCAGACGCTGATGCTCGGCCACGCCGCCGGCGTAGCCACCGGGGCGGGTGTTGACCAAGTTGGGGAATTCGCTGGCCAGCAGATCGGCGCGGGCCTTGAGCTTGCCGGCGACCTGATCCGGGCTGCGCGGGGTGCTCAGCTGGCGATGCATGATGTGCCGCTCGAACAGGATGGCGGGCTTGCCGTTGGCCAGGAAGCCGGCGCCGGCGGACTCTACTTCGTTGACGGCGTAGACGCTGGCCAGCTCGACGCCGAGGCGCTCGGCGGCGGCCACCAAGGTGATGTTGCTGAGCAGCCTGGAGCAGTCAGCGCCGGCGAGGGCGGCCAGGGTTTTCGGGCCGGCAGCGCCGTCCACCACCAGACCCATCTTAAGCTGGAAGGCGCGGACGGCGGCCTCGGTCTTGTCGCCGAAGTCCCCGTCCGGGTAGAGCTGGTAGCCGCGGGCGATCAGGGAGCGCTGCAGCTGCTGGACGGCCTGGGAGCGGTCGCCGTGGCGTAGTGTGGGCTGGCTCATAGCGTTTCTACCTTGCGTTCGAAGAAGCGTTTAGCGGCTGCGCGGGTGCCTTCTACGCCCAGCAGGCCAATGGCACCGCCGAAGAATGGGGCGGTAGTTGCGGGGATGCCGAGCAGCTCGATGCCGTGGCTGGTGGCCATTGCCAGGAAGCCACACAGCGGCGCCTCCAGGGCGACACGGCGCAGGTTGCCGCCGCCGTAGATGATGCGCAGGGCCGCGATGAAGAACGCCAGGCCACCGCTGTAGATGGCGGGCCAGTTGTGTTCGAGCCAGCTGGCGAGCCAGGCCCAGGTTTCGGGACGGTCAGGCATTTTCATGGTTCCTTTGCCCTGTGGTGGTGGTCAGTCCCATAGGGTTACCGCCTGCTGCTCGGGCTGCGGTGCAGCATCGGGCAGGGTGACGGGGTGGCCTTGTGGAAGGTTGGGGCCCAGGTCGGCGAGACCGGGGTTTGCCTCAAGCACGGCCTCGACGACGCCCGCGGTGCGGCCGTAGTGCCGCCAGCAGAGGGCGTCGAGGGTCTCGTTTTGGTGGGCGCGGAGGGTGGCCATCACAGCAGCTCGACGGTGGTGCGGCTGATGCCGAGCAGATCGCGAATGGCGAAACGGCTGTCGCGGCGGTAGTCGTCGACGGTGGGTTCTTCTTCCTCGGCCTTGGCGGCGCCGCTATTGGTGGCATCGAAGCTGCGATAGCGCTCGGCTACCTCGGCGCTGGCGGCGCTGTAGACGGCACGCTCGTAGAGAATGGTGAGGACGCTGCGCTCCGCGATCTTGTCAGCGGGCACGGCTGCCAGGTGGGTGTGCCCCTCGGCCTGGTACCGCAGCTTGCGGGTGCTGAGCTCGCGGTTGACGCTGATCATGGCCGCCACCACGGCGGTTTCCAGGCGGCCATTGGTGACGCTGCTGGCGATGCGCTGGGCGTCGCGCAGGTCGGCAAGGTCGATGTCCGGCCAGAAGCCGTCGTTGGTGAGTGTGAGCGGCGCTGCAACGCCACCCGCTATGAATGCGCTCATGGTCAGGGCCTCAAGTCGGCGGTGGTCGGGGCTTCACAGGGCAGGGAAGGAGAGACCCTGTCTGATTCACCCCGAGCCGCCGGGCGCGTGGGGACGCTCGGTTAGCCGGTGGTGCCGGCGTGTTTCTTCAGGAGGCGCTCAACGCGCTCCAGATCCTTTTTGCCGCCGCAGTTGGTGTGCAGCTCGATGGCGCGGGCCAGATCCTGCTTGGCCATGAGCAGCAGGGGCAGGGCGTCGACCGCTTCAGCGTCGTCCGGCACCAGGGCGGATGCTGCTTTGCCGATGGCCAGGTGGAGCTTGGCGCGGGCTTCGTCGGGCATGTCCTCGCCGGCGGTGGCGGCCTCGGTGCGCAGCAGCAGGCCGAGGTCGAACGAGCCGCTGGCCTTCTGCAGCTTGATGGCGACGTTGGCGATTTCCTCGGCCACGACGCAGCCCAGCGACCGTTCGAAGCTGTCGGGCATGGTGAGGTTGTAGGGCAGCGCGTATTCGGCGATGTCCAGGGCGCCGGCGTAGTCGCCCACGTCGATGCGCCACAGCATGATGGTGGTGAGCACGTCGTCCTGGGCGCCCTTCCCAGCGCTGAGCACGCCTTCGACGTAGGGGGCGTAGTCCGGCAGCAGCTTGCGCTTGGTGTCGGCCTTGCCTTCCTGGCTCTGGATCTTCTTGAGTTGCTGTTTGTGCTGATGGAGCTGGGCTTGCATCAGCTCGTAGGCGGTGGCGCCTTCCATGGTCAGGGCTGGGCCCTGCACCGCGGCTGCCTCAATGGCAGCCGTGGCCTGCTGGAAGTGGCGCTTGGCAGGGCTCAGTGCCATGGTGATCAGGCCTCCAGCAGCTCAATGTTTTCGATGAGGCAGCCGAGGCCGTAGTCCTCGACGACGTAATCGTCGTTGCTGGACTCGAAGTTCTCGATGCGGTTCTTGCTCGGGTTTTCCTGAATGTGGCGGCGGCGCCCGCTGATCTGCCAGTAGATGGCGAGGTTTTCCAGGGTGGTGATGAGCATGGCGCCGTCCGGCACGTGCGGTACTTCGACCGGTTGCTTACCGCCCATGCGCTTCTGGGAAATGATCATGTCTGTGGCCAGCTTCTCGGTGGCGGCCTGTTCTTTGTTGATCAGCGGGAAGTACTTGTCGTGCACCAGGTTGCTGCCGAGGATCACGACCAGGCCGGTGTCCTTGCGGTGCCACGGGTCGATGAGGTTGGCCACGGCGTCGAACACCAGGGCGTCCAGGTTGTTGTAGTCGGCGGTTGTACCGTTGCCGATGACGATCTTGTTCTCGGCTTTGCCGCTCTTGAGCACGCGCTGGGGCGCGTTGTTGCGGTACTTCTGCAACCAGCCGATGTTGACGTCCTGCAGCAGCGGGTTGGTGGCGCGGTTGGTGGTAGCGGCGGCGCTGGTGCCGTTGAAGCCGATCATGATGCGGTCGAGGGCCTGGCGCTTGAGGATGGCGTCACGCAGGCGGGCCTGGAAGTCGGGGAACTTGGCCCAGGCGTCCAGCTGCGCATATCGCACAGCGGTGTCGAAGTCGGTGTGGCGGCACTCGTAACCGTCCTTGCTCAGGTCGGATACGTCGCGCGGCACACGCACGCCGTCACCGGTGGTGTCGGTACGACCGGCGATGGTGCTGCTGACGCCCAGACCGACCTTTTCGCCCTTGAGCTCGTCGACGCCGATCATGCCGATACGGCTGAGGAATTCGCTGGATTCCTGCATGCGGGTTTCCAGACGCTGCTGGACGCTTGGGTCGACGGCAAAGGTCTTGGTGGGGTCGCTTACGCCGCTCAGCTTGGCCAGCTGGTTCAGGTAGGCGTCGAAGTGTTGGCGAGTATCGTTGCGCATTGGGTTCTCCGGTGTTCCGTTGGTGTGGCTTGTCCGTGGGGATCAGCAGTCGGTGAGGGTGGCGCCATCACCACCGGTGACCGGGGGGCGCGGTTTGTGGGAATGGTCCTGGGTGTCGCCCAGCTTCTTGAGCAGGTCGGCGAACTCGCCGGCCAGTTTGGTGTGGTCGGCCTGGAGTTTTTCGTGGGCTGACTTCACGGCGGTGAAGGCTTCAGCCTGTTGGGCGCCGTGGGTGGCCAGATCCTCGATCAGATTGCCGAGGGCGCTGAAGTTGGCGGCGTCCGTGCCTTCCTTTTCCTTGTTCTTGCCGAGCAGCTCGCTGACCTTGCCGCGCAGGGCGGCGAACATGCCGGGGGTGTCGTCCTGCTCTTCGAAAATGAGTTCGTCAATCTGCTCTGCAGCCGTGAACAGTGTGTCCGGGCTGCTTTTGCGGCCGGCGAGAGTGCCGTGCTGTGCGCTGAATTCGAGCGCCTCGGTGCCGAGGCTGGCCGGGTTGTCGGTGATGGCTACGCCTTTGAGGTAGGCGCCTTTGGTGTCAGCGAATTCAGGATCGACTTCGATGGAGGTGTAGATTTTCTGACGCTTCTTGTTCAGTGCGATCAGGGCTTCGTTGGGCTCCATGCGAGCGAACAAGGCCAGCTTGGTCTTGCCTCCGATCTCAACCTTTTCGGCCTTGAGCTCGAGCACGTCACCGTAAGCGCCGAATGGGGAGTCGGGCAGCACGCTCTTGATGTGCTCGCAGTTGAGGCGGGCACCGTAGAGGTTGCGGTCGTAGGAGGCCGCCATCTGGGTGATCCATGCCGGTTCGATTTTGCGGCCATCAGTGGTCGCGCCTTCGAGTGCAATACGGGTCCATTTCGATACGGTTTTCTTGGTGCCGGACATGCTGGGTAATCCTCGGTGCGGGTTTCGCGTTGAGGGCATGGTCGGCAGTGGGCGAGGCGGCGGCAACGACGTGAGGTTGTAGGGAAGCGCGCTACAACGCCCGCCGATAGGGGCTTACGCGCGCGGGCGGCAGCATCGGCGCCATGAACACTACCGCCCCCTACCAGCCGACAACCGACTCCCGCCGCCAGGCCAAATTTCTGTACTGGACGGGTTGGCGCATCACCGATATCGCCGATTACCTGGGCGAGAAGGAAAAGACCGTCCACAGCTGGAAGACCCGGGACGAGTGGGACAGGGCCGATAACGTCGAGCGCATCGGCGGGGCGCTGGAAGCGCGGCTGGTGCAGCTGATTCTGAAAGAGGGGAAGACGGGCGGCGACTTCAAGGAAATTGACCTGCTGCACCGGCAGTTGGAACGGCAGGCGCGCATCCAGCGCTTCCAGGATGGCGGTACCGAGGGCGAGCTCAACCCTAAACTGGCCAAGCGCAACGAGGGGCCGAAAAAGCAGGCGGTGCGCAACGAGCTCAGCGAAGAACAGATCGAGACGCTGGTCGAGGCGTTCAAGGATGGATGCTTCGACTACCAGCTCGACTGGTACCGAGCCGGCAACCAGCGCACGCGGATGTTGCTCAAGTCGCGCCAAATTGGGGCCACGTACTACTTCGCTCGGGAAGCGTTGATCGATGCGATCACCACCGGGCGCAACCAGATCTTCCTATCGGCCAGCAAGGCGCAGGCGCACCAGTTCAAGAACTACATGCAGTCGTTCATGAACGAGGTGCTGGGGGTGAAGCTGACGGGCGACCCCATCGTGCTGTGGAACAACGCCGAGCTGCACTTCCTGGGCACGAACTTCCGCACCGCCCAGGGGCGCAGCGGCAACTTCTACTTCGATGAATTCTTCTGGGTGCAGGGGTTCGAGGAAATCAACAAGGTCGCCTCGGGCATGGCGCTGCACAAGCACTGGCGCAAGACGTACTTTTCGACTCCCTCGAGCATGGCGCACCCGGCGTATATCTACTGGACCGGCGAGCGGCACAACAAGGGCAAGCCTACTGCGCAGCACCTGAACATCGATGTGAGCCACGACGCCCTGCAGCAGGGTCGCCGCTGTGAGGACGGGATCTGGCGGCAGATCGTGACCATCCTCGACGCCGAGGCACGCGGTTGCAATCTGTTCGACCTGGAAGAGCTGCGCCTGGAGTACGACGCACAGGCCTTCGAAAACCTTTTGATGTGCCAGTTTGTGAACGACGGCGACAGCATCTTTCCGCTTCAGATGTTGCAGCCGTGCATGGTCGACAGCTGGGAGGTGTGGGAGGACTACAAGCCGTTCGCGCCACGGCCACTGGGCGAGCGCCAGGTGTGGGTTGGGTACGACCCGGCCGAGACCGGCGACACGGCCGGCCTGGTGGTAGTGGCCCCGCCGCTGGTACCGGGCGGCAAGTTCCGGCTGGTCGAGAAGCACCAGTTCCGCGGCATGGATTTCGAAGCCCAGGCGCGGACGATTCATCAGATCACGCAACGCTTTTGGGTGACCTATATCGGCATCGACACCACAGGCATGGGCGCCGGTGTGGCGCAGCTGGTGAAGCAATTCTTCCCAGGCCTGCGCACGTTCAGCTACAGCCCGGAGGTGAAAACCCGTCTGGTGATGAAGGCCTGGGACGTGATTCGCAAGGGGCGCTTCGAGTTCGACGCCGGGTGGACGGACGTTGCCCAGGCGCTGATGGCCATCCGCAAGACAATGACGCCCAGCGGGCGCCAATTCACCTACACGGCCGGGCGCAGCGATGCGACCGGGCATGCCGACCTGGCGTGGGCGCTGTTCCACGCATTGATCAATGAGCCGCTGGAAGGGCAGACCACCAGCAACACGGCCATCATGGAGTTCAGCTGATGAGCGATAACCAAGGGGCGCAGGCCCAGCAATTGAGTGGCCAGGGCGCGCGCGCTGAGGCGTTTACGTTTGGCGACCCGGTGCCGGTGCTCGATGGCCGGGAGATCCTGGACTATCTGGAGTGCTGGGCCAATGGGCGGTGGTATGAGCCGCCTATGTCGCTGGATGGCCTGGCTCGGTCGACCAGGGCGAGCGTGTATTTGCAGTCGGGCCTGAATTTTCGCCGCAACATGCTGGTGCGCACCTTCAAGCCGCACCGGCTGCTGAGCCGTCAGGCGTTCGAGCAGTTCGCCACGGACTGGGGCACGTTCGGCAATGCTTACCTGGAGAAACACGACAACATGCTGCGTAGCACGCTGGGGCTGCGGCCGGTGCTGGCCAAGTACATGCGGCGCGGTACCGACCTGGACCAGTACTACCAGGTGCGCGGCTGGAAGGATGAGCACGAGTTCCGTCGCGGCACGGTGTGCCATGTGCGCGAGGCGGACATCAATCAGGAAATCTACGGGCTGCCCGAGTGGCTGGCGGCGCTGCAGAGCGCGCTGTTGAATGAGTCGGCCACACTGTTCCGGCGCAAGTACTACCAGAACGGCTCGCACGCGGGCTTCATCCTGTACATGACGGACGCGGTGCAGGACGAGTCGTTCGTCACCGATCTGCGCCAGGCGATGAAGGACAGCAAGGGGCCGGGCAACTTCCGTAACCTGTTCATGTACGCACCAGGTGGGAAGAAGGAGGGCATCCAGCTGATTCCGATCAGTGAGGTGTCGGCGAAGGACGACTTCGCGGCGATCAAGAACATCAGCCGCGACGACCTGCTGGCGGCCCTGCGCATTCCGCCGCAGTTGATGGGCATCGTGCCCCAGAACGCTGGCGGGTTCGGCTCGATCAGGGACGCTGCCCAGGTGTGGGCAATGAACGAGCTGGAGCCAATCCAGGCCAGGCTGCTGCAGGTGAATGAGTGGCTGGGGGAGGAGGTGGTCCGGTTCGATGAGTTCCAGCTACCGGCGACAGCTGCCGGTACCAGCTGA